CGGTGAACAACCCCCGATGGCCTACCCGTAGTAAGGACCCACTAACGCGCTGTGTTGATCGCATCCCGCAGGCTGGTTGCGAAGTTGCGCGACCATGTGGCTGCAACTGTCTTGCGTGCCACGCGGTAGAAGTCGAAGAGCTTGCGATACTTGGCTGGCGCCTTCGTGAACACCAGCACGGCCTTGACCCTGCCATCTGGCTGACGTTGATACACACCAGGCGACAGTCGGCCGCCAGGCTTGGGGACAAACACGTTCTGTTTGCCCCCTCTAGCCTGACGCGCAAGCTGCGCGATCTGTCCTCTGCTTAGGTTGCCGAATTGGTTGAGTTTGGCACCCGATCCGGGCACAGCGCTCTGGACTGGCTGGCCTTGTTCTTTGCTGAACCGCGCCTCGAACGGCTTGCGTTTACGCGGCCCGCCTTTGATCTGCGCGTCCAGGTAAGCGGCCTGCTTGCGCTTGAGGAATACCTCGGCACGCAGGTTGAGCTTGGTGGCGAACGTGATGCCGACACCCCGTCGCGTGAACGTGACAGGCGCGTCGAATACGCGGTCGATCTCCTGCTCCAGCTCCTTCTGCACGGCCTTGGCCGTGGCGGTCAGCGCCCGCGCTGTGGCGAACGGCACTTGCTTGATCGTGCCGTCGAGCAGGGCATTGACCTTGGAGAAGTCGGCCTTGACGGTGATCTGCACAAAAAAAGAGGCCGGATTGCCGGCCTGCAAACTGAGGAGAAAAGACTGTCCGCGACGGACCAGACGCATGCCGCGCACGTGCCTAGCGTCGCCAGCCGGACTCGAGCGTTTTTAGTGGCATCGAAAAAAAAGGCCGCCTACTAGGCAGCCTTGGCGACGCGCACCTACCCGTGCGGGGGGAATTGCTCGACGCGAATACTAACGCGGCAATAATCAGATTGCAAGATGTTGCCCAGCATCACCGCGCCGCGCTGCACCATGTAGGCCCACTCGTTGCGATGCAGCCCAAGCCTGCGGCACGTGTCGCGCCTGTGCCGCTCCCACGCCGGTACGGATGACCGGGGGGCGGTGACGTAGTACGCGCGGAGCATCATGCGCTCGCGCCACGGCAGGTAGCGCCAGTTGACCTCCACCCGCCACGCCTCCAGCGCGTCAACTGGCAACGGCTTGGGGTCTCGATCCCACACTTCGCCCGCCTCGGGCCGATAGCGGCCCTCGATTGATCGGCACGATGACAGCCAGGCCCGCTGTCGCGCCCACCTGCCCCATTCCTTGAGCCTGGCGTCCAGGGCATCCTCGACGCGCACAACGTCAGCGTCGTCACGCAACGTAGCTGCCCCCCACGACTTGGAGCGCATCTTCGGCCGACCGCACCACGACGACGGGCGGACCACCCCAGAGCCCAAACCAGACGACCTGGTCGGGCGTCAGTCGGCCGCGCCCGGCCTTGACCTCGAGAAGCCACGCTTTTCCGCCCCTGCCGACGAGCAGGTCGGGGCAGCCTGCGCCAACGGCGGCCAGCGACTGCACGGAGCAGCCTGCCTGGCGCAACGCGGCGACGATCTCCGCGTGGTTACTGTCAACTTTTGCCGCGCGCCTCATGCCATGCCTCCTGACATCTTGCAGTTAGGCAGCATGAAGACGGTCATGCGTAGTCATTGGCAGCTTCGGAATTGGCAGCATTCGGCCGGTAGGCGTGCGCCACTTCCATGCCATCCCCACTGCCAGTCGGTGCACACCAACTGGGTAGCCGCCGTTGTGTGCGTGCTCTCGAATGTCCTCTTCCAACGCGCCGAACAACCAGCCGCCGCACTCGTCGCTGAGCCACTGCCGGACAACCAAGCAGTGCGAGCACACTTTGTGAGTGTTCAGTTTTCCTTCCCACACAAAGCGGTCAACGTGGTAGCGCTCGCCGGATGCAATCTCGCGCCCACACTCCTTGCACTTGTGCGCCTTGCGGGCCACGGGGTCAGCTTCCGAAAGCATCGTCACCGAGCCATCGCTGTCATACAGCATGCACATGCTTGCTCTCCCTAAAATGCTGCCTAACTGGTCGTTCAACCGGACCCGCTACGGCAAGGCACCCTGGCCACGAAGCAGCCAAGGTTCATCATCTACTTCGCGGCCAGGGCGCCTCGCCTCCGCAGGCCGGTTAACTCTGCGTTAGGCGTATTCATTCAGCACCGCACGCGCGGCCAGGACGCTGGACTGGCAGCGCTCGGGCCACTCGCTGCTGAAGTGCTGCGCGATCTGCTGCAACGTCTCGCGCATGCGTTCCGTCTTCCGCTTCTCGCGGATCAGGAGGTTGAGCACGGCTTCGGTGTCGCGCCGCTCACGCTCGATGCGCTGTGCCGGCGTCTCGCCTTCCTTCAGGTACTGCTCGCAGTCGGCAAGCATCTGGCGCAGCTCGCGCACGTCGCCGGCCACTTCTCCATCAGCCATCGTCTTCCCCTTCTTGCACTGCGGGCACTCCGGCACGCGGTGCGGTTTGCAAAGCATCGGCGGCAATCGCCCCATGTATCGCTCCGGCTACACGCCTAACGTTCGGGCCTGCTTGCGTCCTTCAGGTTCTGCACCATGTCGGACACAGCCTCGGCGGTGTATGGCTTTTCCTTGTCCGTCAGCACGCCGCCCATCGTCACCACATCGGCCACTACCGCGACCGGCACCGTCACGACCGCAGTCGCGGCCTTCGTGAGTGATTCCAGCATCTTGAACATTTCTTCCTCCTGCGCCCATCTAGGCGCTCGTTAGGCCGCATCGCGCAGCGGGCTCGTCAGGCCCTTGCGGCGCAGGTAGCCGATGCACTGCTGCTCCAGCGCTTCGTCGCCGGCCGCAATGCCCTCTCCGGTGCGCGCGGCACGCATGCGCCGGATCAAGCGCCTAACCAGCAGCGCAAGGTCAAGCGTCTGGCTCCGCAGAGTGTCGCGTTCGTGCTCGGCTGTCTCAAGCTCGACCAGCCGTGCCATCGGAATGGTTATGTGGGTGTCTGCCATCGGCATGTCATTCGATCAGCATGGGGACAGCATCTGCGGCCCGCGTAATCTGCACGGGGTTACCAGTGGACAACCTAAGCACTTGGCGGCAGTCGTGGGGGTTACCGATCAGCACCGGTTCGGCGACCTTCTGGCCGGCCATCCGGTTTTGCGCCTCAAAGCGGCCGATCAGGTGCGCCGGGTAGGGGGGCGCCTCGCGGCGCATGGCGAATCCTCGGTAGAGGGCCTGGAAGTCGCGCGCGCGGAACGGCAGATCCTCCTCGGTCGTTGCGCACAGCTTGACCCAGCCGCCCATGTCTTCGACGCAGCGATGAATAATCGCGTCATCGAACACGACGGACTCGTGGCCGCCGACCCGCCGGACGGCGCGCTCGACCTTAGCCCACGCCTGCATCGCAGCGTCCTGGCTGGTGCCGCCCATCATGCGGATCAGGTCCGCTGGCTTTGGCATGTACTGGCCGGCGTCCGGCGATTTGACGTGCCGGTCAAGGGCCTGGCGAACGGCTGACAGGTCGAATTGCTGCAACGCGGACCAATACAGGTCAATCACGCCCGGGGACACGTCGCGGCCGTACAGCGCGCCGACGTAGGTCAGCATTTCCGAAAAATCGGAGCGGTCAGCTTGTCGCAGCGGCATCTTGAGCCTCTTTCATACGCAGCCAATCTTGGGCAGCCTGTCGGTTGCGTTCCTCCAGCGCGGCTTGACGGCCCACCGGCGGGGTCTTGGTGGTGCGTGCGGCATCCTCCAGCAGCCATGACGCCTTAAAGCCTCCCCATCCCTTGGCGGCGGCCTTGGCAATGGCCTGGGGCAGCGTCAGGCCGGCCTTTGTCGCCTCGGCGTTAACGTCGTCCAGGGCGGTCTGCGTCAGCGGCAGGCGCTTTTCCTTCCTTGCCCTTAGCCAGTCCTCCGCGTGTTGCCTGTCCACCCCCATCGACACAAGCTCGGCAACGCCGAGCGTGCTCTTTGTCTTTTTGGTCTGGCCTTGGGTTGAGGATAGGGATGGGGATGGGGTTAGATGCTCTTGCTTGGCAATTGCTTGGCTCTTGCTTGGCAATTGCTTGGCTTTTGCTTCGTATCCCTTCCGGCCCGCATCGGATCGCGAGCGGCTCAAAACCTCGCTGCGCTCAACTTCGCGCTGCATGCGATTGTTGTAATAGCCGTCTTCCATTCGGACGAAGAACTCGGAAAGCACCCGGCGAAGGGCCTCCACCTCGTCGCCTGACCTGGCGTTGACAATCCCGCACAGCTTGCGCTCGTCGAGCGGCGCCGGGCCTTTTTGGTCCCAGCAAAACATCAGGAGCTTGAGGAAGGCACCATGCTCGGACATCGAGAGGTGCTGCGTGTCCCGGAGGTAGTCTCCGGTAAACAGCGGAAGGTATGCAAAAGACACTGACGCGCCTCCATCGGCAAATTGAATTGAGCGGGTGAGCCTTGGATGGACAAAGCGGCGACGGCCGGTCGCATTTCCCCGCATCCTCATTGTGCCGCAAACGTCCACGCGCTGCAAGGCCAATTAACGCATCGTTAGTCCTTCTTCTCTGCCAGTCGCGCGACAACCATCCACGCAAACCACGCGGCAGACGCGGCAAAGAACGCGGTGGAGCCGGAACCGCCGCGGATCCACACAACAAACTGCCCAACGGCCGATAACGTCATCAGCCACGCAACTACTTTGTCAAGGTTCACTGTCACTAACGCATCGCTTCGCGGATCACCATCGCCAGCAGATCCAGCTCGCTGCATTTGATGATGCGCAAATAGGTCTTGTCGCCATGCACGCCTTGCTTGCCTTGATGGCAGTCAGGGCACAGCGGGACCACCAGCGCATCATCGGCGCGCTGCCCGGCGCCGGCCGCCTCGCCTTCGCGGATGTGGTGAATCGTGGCCGGCACGTCGGCGCCGCGGCCCATCAGGCGGCAGCAGATGCAGCCCATTGCCGCAACGCGGTCGTGCCAGCGGCGGATGCGGCTCAAAGCACTCTCCAGATCCTGACAGGATGGGCATGGGTACGCTGGCTGCGCGCCGGCCTATAGATCGCATTGCCCTCGCTATCCACTCGGGGCGCGATCAAGCGCGCGGCCACTAGGACGCGCGGCAATGCGCCCCAGCCCTTGTGCGTAGCCGGGTACAGGCTGGCGGGAACCTGCTCGCGAAAATCCTCGATGCAGATGTCTGCGCCAACGCGATTGGCCGCCCACCGGCGGAAGGCCGCGCTGATCTGGTCGCCCCAATCCGGGCCGCTTGACTCGAGCGCGCGCTGCTGGCCGGCACGTTTCAGCCGGACACCTAACGCCTCGCGGGTGGGCAGACCGTGGCGGTCGAACAGTTCGTTAGGTCTCACGCTCACACCGTGGCGCCCAGTTCGGCCCACAGGTGCTCAGCGCTCTCAGCGACCACTTGCTCCACGGGCAGCGTGTCTGCCTCGTCGTGGGTGCGGGTCTTGCCCTCGCGTGCGTCCTGTTCCCAACGCAGCAGCGCTGCTTCGAGTTGCGGCTTCGTGATCGTCAGCGTGTCCATTTCGGTCCTTCGGTAGTTGCGCACCGGGGGTGGTGCAGGTGGAGCCGGCGGCCTCGGGTAGGTCGGCGGCGGGTTTGTGTTCGTGCGCTTGCGCTTCGGCCCCAGCACTGCCAGCACGGCAGCGCAGCCAATCAGCAGCAGCACAATTTCTGTGAGAGTCATTTTTTGCGCGCTCCGGCTGGGTGAGGCCTAACCCCTCGTTCAAGCCGACCCGCTACGGCCGGCCGGCGACGCGCAGCACGTCCCAGTTAACGTCCGGGCGCAGACGCTCGCAGCGCACGCCCGTTACGCGCTCAATGTCCGGACAGCGCTCGGCTGGCACCCCGCGGGCGCGCCAGTTAGACACCACCTGAACGGTCACAGCGAGCCGGTCAGCTAGCTGTTTAGTCCCGCCGGTCTGCTTGATCGCTTCGTCGAGCGCTTCAGAAGGGGTGCGATTCATGGGTGCCAATGCGCGGATGAACATGCTTGATTAAACACCACGTTTATGTCGTCTGTCAACACAGCGTGTAATACACGGACTGTTGACACGCGACGAAACATGCTGTTTAATGCACTTCATCGAACGACTCGAGGTAGCACATGCGATCGATCTATCAGATTCAGCACGACGACCTGACGGCTGCCGAGCTGCTGGCCGAACGTGCCGCAGTTATCGCCGCCCAGCGGGACGCGGAAGCGCGACTGTGCCGCGCGCTTGATCGAGGCGCTGCGCGGCCAGACGAGGCGGTCGAGTGCGCTCGCCTGGGCGCACTGCAACTCGCTATCCAGCAACGACTAAGGAGGCTGTGATGTTGAACCCGCTGATTAAGCGCCACGCCGACGGCACGCGGTCTGTCGACGGAACCGAACTACGCGTTTACGTCGCGCCGTTGTCGACGCTGGCGGCCCGCCAAAACGATGCCGTTTTTTTGAACCTGATGCGCTCCGGCGCCAGTTTGTCGGGTGTGCTGACTCGCGATGAGGCCATTGCGATGGCCGGCGCGCTGCTCGAAGCCGCTGAGGCCGCCACCGCTGTGAAGGTGCCATGACTGACAACGCCATGAAAAGCCGCGTGAACTGGCTACGTCAACTGAACAGGCCGGCCGAATGGACCGATTTGACACTGGCTGTGATCGGCGTGACCACGTGGGCGGCGCTGTTGTTCGCATGCCTGGAGATAAGGCAATGATCCTGCTGCATGCGGTCACAGCGCTACTCGCGTACCTATTCTGGCGCCTCGTCGCGCTGAACGCCGGGCCCAAGCATCCCGCCTACCTGCACGCCATCTGGCGTGCGCACATCAACGGGCTCCACGTGCGCGCCTTCCTCGAAGCCGGCCATGACTGACTACACAACCGACATTGAGCAGATATGCGACGAGGCGCTGCGCGCCGCGTCCACCCGCAAACTGACGCACGACGAGATTGCCGCCCTGCGGTGGGCGGCTGGCATTCCGGAGAGGCGCCCCACGGCCCGTGACAGTGGGATGGAGAAAAAACATGGCGTTGATTGCATCTGACACCGGCGGCGGAGATTTTCGGCCCGTGCCGCAGGGCGTACACACCGGCCGGTGTGTGCGGGTTATCGACCTGGGCACGCAGCCGCGTGAGTTTCAGGGCAAGCCCAAGCCGCCGGCCCGAAAAGTGGCTTTGACCTGGGAGCTGCACGGCGAAGATGAAGACGGCACGCCGCTTACGACCGACGACGGGAAACCGTTGATTATCAGCAAACGATACACGCTGAGTCTCAGCGAAAAGTCCATCCTGCGAGCTGACCTCGAGTCCTGGCGCGGTCGCGCATTCACGCCGGAGGAGCTAGCCGGCTTCGACGTGTCCAAGCTGCTCGGCGTCCCCGCGCTGATCAACGTCAAGCACGACGCCCGCGACGGCAAGACTTACAGCAACGTCGCCAGCATCAGCCCGGTGCCGAAAGCAATGCGCAACAGCGTGCCGGCTGCTGTGTCCGCGCTGCAATTGTTCGACGTGACGGAGCCGGACATGACGCTGTTCGAGGCATTCAGTGACAAGCTAAAGGAGACGATCCAGGCCTGCGCTGAGTGGCAGAAGAAGCCTAGCGTCAACCAAGCCGCCGCAGCGTCCGCGCCCGCTGATAGCGGAATGGCCGCAATGGACGACGACATCCCGTGGTAAACCGAGTCTTCGTGCTCCGTGACGAGACGCACGTCCGCGCTTTGTCGGCGTTCTTGAAGGCCAACGCGCGCGCGATGGCGCGGGACGGCCGGCCGCTGGCCGTCCACGTCACGGAGCATAAAGCCAAGCGCAACACGCAGCAGAATCGCCTCTATTGGGCGCTGCTGCGCGAGATCAGCGAGCAAGCATGGATCGATGGCAGGCAGTACAGCAGCGAGGCATGGCATGCCTACTTTGCCGGCCAGTACATCGGCATGGAAGACATGCCCGGCGGCGGACAAACGCCTATCAGCACAACGACCCTGAGCGTCCACGAGTTTGCCGACTACGTGACGCGCATACAGTCATACGCAGCGACTAGCGGTTTCATCATCGAGTAGTCCGAACGCCAGTTTCGGCATCAAATTGGAGACGCAATGAAGATTTGGAACAGCAAATACGCCCTTACAGAGGGATTGATCGAGCAAGAGGGCGAGGAATTTGGGGAAGTTGGCAGCTCAATTGTCAGGGTCGGATCGCTGCTCCGGAAAGAATACCTGCACGGCGAGGGTAAAGAGTGGCACCGCACGCGCGAAAGTGCTTTGGCTCGCGCCGAGGTGATGCGCAGGGCAAAGATTGCCAGCCTGCGCAAGCAACTTGCGCGACTGGAGGCGCTGCGCTTTGATGCCTAACGTTCGAGCTAACCGGGCCACGCCCGCGAGGAGCAACGATGACTGACGACAGTGCCGGCGTGGGTCCGGTTGAGCGAGGGGTTAGGCGCGCGGTTGTTGCTGCGCTGGTGCTGGCGTGCGCAGGATGCAGCGTAGGCGAACGCACGGACGCAGAGACGCCGAATGGCTGGCGAACCTTTGTTGCCAGAGGCAACTATGTGACCCACGTTGTGCCCGTGACGATGGAAGACGGCACCCGATGCGTGGTGACGTTCGGCAATGGCCCCGGTCGTGGCGTGTCTTGTGACTGGTCGAGCGCTAAGTAGCGCCTAACTAGGAATCGAATGAAGATGAAGCTGTTTCTGATTTCGCAGACCGAGAACAATGGCTACGACACCTACGACAGCGCCGTGGTGTGTGCGCCCAACGAGGACGCCGCGCGCATGATGGACCCTGGCGGCAAAAACGGTGAGCCCGCCGAATTCGGGCGCGAGTTTTCGGTGTGGTGTTTTACCGCAGACAAAGTGGTGGTGCAGTTGATTGGCGATGCTGCCCCGGACTTGCCGCTGGGCGTAGTGTGCGCGTCTTTCAATGCGGGCTAACGCCAGGTTAACCGCGCCCGACACGGCGCACAGGAGGAACGATGAATGAGACAACGCCGCCCGCGCTGACGGGTCAAGTTGAGCGAAGTGTTAGGCCGCTTGCGTGGACTGACGACCGCTGCAAAGAGTTGGACGAACTCGGGACGCTGCTGCGGGACGTGGCTGCGATCAACCACGGCAGCAACTGCCTGGAGCGGATTGGACGCTGCATTGCGCTGGCCGAGAAGCTGGACCGTGGCGATCTTGTTCAGCGCCGCGACAGCCTGCACAACTTTCTGCGCGCGCTGGCGATTGCGGACCGCAGTAGTGGCCCAGCGGCCTAACTAGGAATCAAATCATGAATGTGACCCTCTACCAGGCCGCGACCGAATTAGCCGCCGCCCTGGATCAGATCGACCCAGAAACCGGCGAACTGCCTGCCGAGTACGGCACAGCACGCGAGCTGGTCGAGCGCAAGGGCGCGGCCGTAGCCGCGTATATCGCACAGCGCGAGATGGAAGCCGATGCAATCGACGGCCGCCTCGAAGAGATCAGCCGGCGCGTGAAGGCAATGCGCTCGCGCGCCGTGCATCTGCGCAACTACATGGCCGACTGTATGCGCACGGCAGGCATCACCGAGATTGCCAGCGATGACAAGTTGCTGCGCGTGCGGCTCTATCCGGGCCGCGACGAGTCGGTAGAGATCTACGACCAGTCGCTGCTAGCCGAGCAATTTACGCGCGTGAAGAAGACGCGCGAGCCGGACAAGACCGGCATCAAAGTGGCAATCAAGAGCGGGCAAGACGTGCAGGGCGCCCGCATCGTTAAACGCGACCGGCTGATCATCGGATGAACGACATGAGAAAGATCCCATTAAAAGACGCCGAGGAGATAAAACTCCAGCTCATTCAAGCCATCTTGGCCGGCCATGCGGTGAGATTTTCCGCAGAGCCGTCGCCTGTTGGGCAACCATTGGTCGTCACCGTCGAGCTTGTATTCGACCCGTCGATCCTACGCAAGGTGAGCGAGCTGAATAGCGAGCTGAATAACAAGCGCAGACTTGCAGCAGCGGCTCGGAAACGCAAGACGGCCTAACATCACGGAGGGTACATGCCCGCACCTCACCAGCAGCGCCCGCATCACTTAAACGTACCGGGCTTCCCACTGAACATTGACACCGAGCGCTTAGACGCGCTTATGAGCACGCTGTCCCCGCTCCAGCTTGCCCGAGAAGCTGCCGAGACGCTGTGCAGTGTAGGCGCCCGCGTGCGCAACATCTACATCGCGCCGCCCGCACCCCCGGCAATCCGGCTCGAACACCCCGGCAATCTGCGCGCGTGGCTAGACCAGCGGCAGTGCGAGTACAGCGAGTGCGACGGCTACGTCGGCCGCGCGGTCTACTGCGCGCGCGTGCGCGGCTGCGACGTGATCTGGTGGGAGGATGCATGACTACCCGGATGGCAGACCTGCCCACGAGCCTGCGCCACTGCCTGAGCGATGACGATATCGAGCCGCTTAACGCCAGGTTAAGCGGCGGCCCCGCTTGACCTTTCGATAACCACAGGACGGCCGTGGGCCGTCCGCTTGAACCGACAGTTCGGCTGCATGCCGGGAAGGACCACGATGATTGACTTTGTTTCGACGCGCCAGACCACTGACGCACAAACCGCCGCCTGCGCGCGGCTGCTGGCCGCAGTGATTGCGCAGGCCATCGAGGACGCCTGCAAACCGATGACGGCCGATGAAAAGCGCAAGGAACGAAACCTGGACAGCGACGCGCGGCAGGCCATCCAGTTCCTGTTCGGCGCCGACTCGGTGTTCCCGCTTTATGCGAGCCTGATCGGTAGCTCGGCCGAGGCGATCCGCTTTGCGCTGCTGAACAAGGCCGAAGACATGGCGCCTGCGGCGAGCCGCAGATTCAGCGACATGGACCGCCGCGTGTTGAATGGGCGCATGCGGTGGTGGTGCGGGGAATTCATGCAGCCGAACTACTAGGAGACAGAAAAATGAAGACGAGAACCAAAACAGAACCGAAAACCGACATCGAAGTTAAGCTCGAAGCAATTGAAAAGAGGATGGATCGGTTCCAGGAAAAGGTACGCGCTTACGACCCCTCGAACATGTTCCTGATGGAGCAGCGACACAAAGAGCTTTCGGAGCGCATGCAATTGTTGATTCAGAAGATTACGGTGATAACCGAAGTCGGCCATCACACGAGGAACACCAAAGGTCTTTCTGAGTCGCAGCGGGCGGCGATTCTTGACGCGGCGGTGCGCGCCTTTGACCAGGACGACGACTGGTGGAAAAGGTACGACTGGAATAGGTACGACACGTTGACAGTAAAGCAGTGGGCGAAGATGTTCCTTGATACGCACTAAACGGAGCAATGCAGATGACTAAATGGACACTCGATATCGCAGAATTAACACGTCCGTGGGTAGATCATGAGTACATGGTAGTGGACGGCATGAAGGTGGTTTACACCGTGGATCAGAAAACCGGCAGCTTGCTGGTGCGCATGCCGGGCTGCACGACCGAAAGCGTGGAGAGCCTGCGCAACCAAGGGCGCAGCGTGACGATGCCGAAGCTGTTGCGCACAAACTAGAGGACCGCATGATCTGCTTCCGCCGCCGCTATCCCGGCACCGAGCTGCACCGCTACTACGTCGGCCAGCGCGCCCGCGCCCGGCGCGCAGCGGGGGCCAGTTCGTGAAGCTGCGCATTGAACGCATTGAGTACGCCGCTGGCTTCACCACCGGGGTCGCCGTGGCTGGCGTGGCTGCCGCGCTTGTGATCTGGCCCTGGGGTATGGCGGTTGGACAGCGCGACGCGCGATTGCTGGCCGAGGCGGAGCGCCATGCGGCTGTGAGCCTGTGCGTCGAGGGCGAGCGCGCGCTGATGCTCGCGGGACAGCGGCCGCAAGACGACGTGTGGATTTGCGCTGCCGGTAGCGGGCGGTTGCTCAGCAGGGGGCGCGCGAAGGAAGAACGATGACGGCCAACGAATACCAGCAAGGCCACGCGCCGTGCCACTGCGGCGAGTACACACACATTGTCAGGCAGTGCGCAATGGAGCGACTGCCGCGGGGCTACAGCGGCGAACTGTGCCCGCGTTGCAGCCTGTGGATGTGCAAGCTCGACAAGCTGGCGCCGCCGTCCGATGATGGTGATGCCTAACGTGAAGATCAGCGGCGCGCGTAGCGCGTCGCTGGAATTGAGCGACGGGTTAGGCCCGTTTTAACTGGAGCGAGATGATGGACGCAGAGCAAGTAAGCATTGTTGGCAACGTGTCGCCGGTGATTGCGACGCTGCCGATGATGTACCCGGGCGAACTGAAGTTCGTGGATGACGATATCCGAGAGGCGTTCAAGGGCTGCGCATACCCGCCGGGCCTGCCGACGCAGATGCAGGCGGCGCGCAACATGCGCGAGATGCGCGACAGCGTGGACAGCTTGCGGCACAACCTGGCCGAAGCACTGAGCGAGTTGAAGCGTAGGGCCTAACGCCTAATTCAGCGGCGCCGAAGGCGTCGCGCTGTAATGTCAAGTTGGGCGGCTGGGGAGCCAAGGTACGAAAGGATTTAGATGATCTGCCACGAGTGCTGTACGGAAGACAAGGTGTTGCCGGGTGATGACCTGACGACGGCGCAGATTGTGGCGATGTGCCGCTCGTATCGCTGCGCTAGGTGTTCGCGTACACCGGAACAAGTGCAGGTCGACTTTGACAGCGCAGCGAAGCTCGAAAAGCACGAGCCGGCGCACGACTGGTCGCGGTGCCACAAGCCGCTCAACGCAGAAATCACCGGCGGCCGAAGGCCGTCCGGTGCATTGCCGGGTTAGGCCCGGTGACGGAGCAAAAGATGAGTGACGTGATGCTGCTGGGCGTGCTGCGCATGCCGATGCCGGATGAGCCTGACACGATGACGCTGCGGCAGTTTGTGAGCAGGGCACGGCAAGCTGCGTGCAGGATTGAAGCTGACGCCGACGAACTGGCCGAACTGCGCACAGAGCGTGAGCGCCTGCGCGCCGAGGTCGAGATGCTGCGGGAGGACGCCGAGCGGTTGGAATACCTGATGCGGCATCTGCCGGAAGACGCGCTGCGGTACGTAGCTGGCGAACTTGCCGACAGCGGAGACATTGCGGAGTTTCGCGCGGCAATCGACAAGGTGATGGCGCCCAACTTAATTTAGGCAGCAACCCCAGCTATCTGACCGCATCGGCCAGCGCGCGCTGGCGGGCGGCGCACTCGCCGTACTGCGCGACCAGATCGCGCGTCCACAGCAGCAGTTCGCCCAGGTCAGCCAGGGGGCGGCTGGCGATCGGCGGGCACGGTTGCAGCAGGTCGGCCTGCGGCCGCACTGTTTGCGGCGTTAACGGCGTCGTCGAGCAGCCGTTGAGCAGACTCAGGCACAGGACAGCGATACTCCACGCGAGCAACTTCACGGATGGTCTCCACACGGTTGACGGAGTCTAGACGCCTGAGTTCGGCTGCGACCTGCTGGTAGGCAGCCGACACGCCGGCAACGCGCTCCAAGCCCGCCTCGCGCGCTCGAACGGCATTCTCGAAGCGATCTTGCTCCCCAGCCTCAAGGCGCCAGCCGTTGGCCTGCCAGCCGGCCCCAAACGCTACGGCCAGCGCGGCCGCGGCGGCGGCAACTTGAATGCCGAGCGTCATCGCACACGCTCCCGCACGGTTCGGCGCGGGTAGCGGCGGGCGTAGTCCGGGGTGACCCAGCGGCCGGTGACCGCGCTGCGGTAGCGATAGATGTGTTGTTTTTTCGTCATGGCTAAATCTCCGCTTGACAAGCCACGCAAAGCGTGTAGTATTCGGTTCATGGATGCGACGCGTCCACCGCGCCTCGGGAGAAGAGGCTGGAGCAACAGAATGAGACTAGAAAAAACCGGCGTCACGAAGACGGACCGCACCGGCCGCGAATACACACAGGTCCAGCTGATCGTCGAGCGTGGCGAAACTCTGCACAAGGGCGTGCTTGCCGTCCCGTTCAGCAGCGCCGCGCGCGAAGTTGGGGCAGACGGCGAAACGATCTTGACGCGGATGATCCCCGCGAGCGATCTGCCTGAGATTGAGGCTGCCGTGCAGCAGATTGACTGGCGCGTGCGCCAGCGATAACGGGCATCTCCGCTTGACAGGTTGCACGCTTTGCGCGTAGAGTTCGGGTCATGGATGCACCGCGTCCACCGCGCCTCGGGAGCAGGGGCTGGAGATAAAGATGAGCAAATACGCCGACGAGTACGGCAGTTTTTTCGGCCGCCTGAACGAGGACGGCAACGTGATCGTGCTGCACGAGACGGGCGAGGCTGCGACGCGGCTGGACGCCAACGTCTACCCCGTGGGCTCGCAGTTGTCGGCCCGCAACGAACACGCGGTCGGCATCGTGTTGAGCCGCGCAGACGCCGCCAGGCTCGGCCTCGGTATCGAGGACGACAGCAACCTGCTGGCCGACCGAATCACCGTAACGATGGTCAACCCGTGGAGTGGCGTCACGGTCGAGCGCGACATCACGGACCTCACGCAGGACCAGCTCGATGCGTACCCTCTCGACGCTGACGTTTGCGAGCGGCTGCACGATCTAATCGCACCGTGTACGCCGGCTGAGTGCCTCGCCGCTTACGTTGATGCGGTCGGCCCCAAAAATGCCGGCCGCGTCATCCTCGGCTCGTGAGCAACCATCCGAACCGCAGCCGCCGGCCGGCGGCTGACGCCACCCCCGCCGCCATCCGCGCCGCGCGGCTTGCGGCCGGCCTGACACAGACTCAGGCCGGCGCGCTGTGCCACCGCAGCCTGCGTGCATGGCAGGACGCGGAGGCTGGCACGCGCAACCTAGACGCGGCCGCCTGGGAGCTTTTCCTATTGCGGGTGGGGCAACACCCCACCCACGCGCTCAAAGCGCGCCAGCAGGCCGCCTGACGCGGCGGCGGGGCATTGCCGGGCTACGCCTCGCCGGCGGACATCTGCGCCACCCGCGTCAAGTGCGGCGCGGGCGCGGTCGGCGACGGGTAGCCGAGCGGCCAGCGGTAGCCCAGCAGCCGGTCCGGGGCGAACGCGCGGACGTTGACCTCGTCGGACTGGTTGCCGCCGAGCAGCAGCAGCCGCCCCTCCGCGGACCAGCCGACCACGAAGCCCACGTGCCCCTGCTGCGGGTTGTCGCCTCGGCTGACGACCGCAACAGCACCCAGCGCGCCGACGTTGATCGGCAGGCCCCACTCAAGCCACGCGCGGGCGCGCATCCAGTGGCGCGCGACAGGATGCCCGGCCTGCTGTAGGCAGGCGGCTACGAACGTGCCGCACCACGGCGTCTCGTCGTCCTGCCACCACGCTTTCAAGCCGTGCAGCCAGCGCGCGATAACCGGGTTGTGCTGCGGTCCCGGGATCTCGCGCACGCCGATGTGGCCGCGTGCAATCTCGAGCCAGGGAGGGTCATCATCGATCATTGCGCGACTCCACGTTGGCCTGCCGGATTACATGCCGAAACGACTTGATGCTGCACAGCCAGCAGCGCACGGTCGGCGGCAGCACCCACAACGCTGCGCCGAGCAGCAGCAGCGGGGCGCCGATATGTGGACTGCCGTACTGGTGCAGCTCGACGATGTACGCAGCCGCGGCCCCGCCGAGCGCGGCGAGGGCGCACTTGTCGATTAACGGAGTGCGCGGTCCCATGCGCCCGCTGCGCACGACGGACCACCAAAGCAAGGCAAAGCACAGGGCGTACTGAGCGGTGATCATCGTTTTTCGCCTTCGCGGCCGACGATCTTGTGGATTGCCCCGATGATCGAGTCGCGCACGGCCTGCGCAATCATCACCGGCCACGCCGCGGCGACGAATCCAGCCGTTGCGTGCGCCCAGGTGCCCAGGTTGGCGTATTCGTCGAGGCCGGTCGATAGCACTAGGCCTGCCCCAAAGTTGGCGACGATTGCAATCGGCCGCGCAACCGGCCGGTGCGCCTCGAACCAGGTCGCGCCCCATATCGCGCCAGCGGCGCAGGCA